TTAACAGAATGCAGGGGAAGATAGACAACTCTAATACAAAAGAAGAGTTAGAGTTTGGTGCAATACTAAGTACTGCGTTGGTAATGATTATTGTATCTGGTGCGTTTATATTTCTGTTATGGGCAGTAGTTGAGATGTTGAGGATGTTTGCATAACTTGTATTTCTGTGTTAGTTGTATTACTATATAATACAAATGGCATCAAAAGTAAAAGCAACTGTAAGACAGAAGCGAACATTACAAAACATTGCTAAAAGCAAGACTATGAAAGAAGCTATGCTCAAGGCAGGGTATTCTGAATCTTACTCTAAAAACAATCACGAACTCAAAGCAAAATTATCATGGCAAGAGTTATTAGATAAATATCTTCCAGAGAAAGATGTTAGTAGAAAGTTAAGAGAGCTTTCTGAAGCTGTTGCTCCAGACAAATTGTTTCTATCAGCAAAGCTAACAGAAGGGGAAGTAGATAAGACTATGAAGAGCATGGATATTCCTAAGAGTAAGTATAAAGCAGTCCACTCCAAAGCAGGGTGGGAAGTTGTTTATGGTAAGCCAGACTTTACTAACAGAAATAGTGCGTTGGATAAGATTATGAAAGCAAGAGGTAGTTATGCTCCAGACAAGGTTGCGTTTACTAATACAGCAGGTAAGAGTCTTAACGAAGTTGAAATAGAGCAGGAGATAGAAGAATTAGAAAAGCAGTTAAGGGTTAATTTTCTAAAGGAAGCTAAGAATGGATCTAAAGAAGATGTCGCAAAAGGAGATAAAGGACAAGCTCCTAAACCTAAGAGCAGAAAGACTAAGAATGCTTAAGGAGGAGTCTTACAGGTTTATATCTCCTATTGGTAAGATGGAGGAATTTCTCAATGAAGGTTTAAGTGGTAAGTATCTTACTTCTTTTATGTCTAGTGCTAATGGTACAGGTAAGACTACAACGATTGTAAGTTTAATAGGTAATATCTGCTTTCCTAGTCAAAATCGTTTCTTTCAACAGCCTATTGTACAGGATTGGAAGTGGATAAGGAAAGGTAGGATAGTATCAGATACTACAACTATTAAGGAGACAATTATTCCTATGATAGAACAAATGATTCCTAAGAAGAATTACAGTAGATCTAAAGCAGGTAAAGAGTACTACAGTAAGTGGAAGATGAAGGATGATAAAGGTAAGGTAGTGTTTGAATGGGATTTAATGACTTATGAGCAAGACCCTAAGCAGTTTGAATCTGCTAATCTTGGAATTGTGATCTTTGACGAACCTCCACCCTTTGCTATATATACTGCTTCTATAGCAAGACTTAAGTTGGGTGGAGTATGTCTTATATTTGCAACGCCCTTAGGTGGCAACATAGGGAGTGCTTGGTTGTATCAAACGATAGTTTCAGACCCTAACAGAGAAAACAAGGACTTCTTTTACATGACAGCTAGTAAGGAAGATGCCTGTATTGAACATGGGGAGAGGGGCTTCTTACCACACGCACAGATAGAAAGAGAGATGAAGCAGTATCCAGAAGAAGAGATACTGCCTAGAATCTTTGGAGAGTTTAGTCAAGTAAGAGGTAGAGTTATTAAAGAGTATGATGAGAAGGTACATGTGTTAGACCAGATATTTGATATTAATAAGGAAGACTATAGCGTAGTACAGTTATGGGATACTCACGGAAGAGTTAATGAGGCTATTATGTGGGTAGCAGTTAATAGGAATGGTACTGCTTTCATTGTTGATGAGCTTTGGAGTGATGCAGGTATGGATGAATTGATAGCTAAGATAAAGGAAATAGACAGTAAGTACAGGATAGTTAAGAGACTTATAGACCCATCAGCATTTAATGTAGACAAGAGAATAGAGCTTACAGGTAAGTATGGAGATATTAAGGGTGTTAGTTTTGCAAGGATACTGCATGAGAAGTATGGTATGAAGTATGAACCTGCAAGTAAGAGAAGAGCAGATGGTATTACAATGATAAGAGAAGCTCTTAGGTATAACTATCAAGCAGGATCGTGGGTACAGTATCCTACACTCTTTGTGTTTCCTCATTGTACAAGGACAAGATGGGAGTTTGTAAACTGGATGTGGGATGATTGGAGAGGGATAACAAAGGAAAGGAAAGACCCTAGAGACAAGCCTCAGGATAAGAATGATCACTTCATGGAAGATTTAGGTAGGTTCTTTTTAGAGGGAATAGTCTTTACAGAGCCTATTGAGGAGATAATGAGAGTGGATAGTAGTTCAATAGTTGAAGAAAGGACATATTCCTAGTATTATATATTATATGGATAAACAGAGATTGAGTAGGGATTTAAAGAGAAGATGTATAGAAGCTAAGATAACGAAGCTAGAAGGTGCTTTGTTAAGGAAGGTTAGAGCTATATCTTATGGTCAGATAGCGTTGGTCATTCACAATATAGAAGGACAGCCGATAAGAATAGAGGTAAGTTCTAACAGTAGTGAGATACTAGACAATAAGGATGGTTTGGAGTTGGAGGATTCTGTGTACATTACAGATAATTTAAATAATTAAAACAATGGCTACTAAGAAGACAAAAAGGAATGTAGGTAGCATTGAGGGTACAATGGTAGAAGAGTCTAAAGCAGAGGAGTTGCAAGGGTCTAAGGATACTAAGATAAAAAAACAAGACACTTACAAGGGCTTACAGGAGGTTGTTTTTGAGGAGGGAGAGGAGAAAAGGCTTTTAACTCAAGTAAAAGCAGAGTATGACTTTGCAACAAGAGAGTTAAAGACTTGGGTAGATTTGAACTTAAAGAGACTTAAACTTTACAATAATCAGAAGAGAAATGAAGATCATATAGGAGAGCCTTTGTTATTTACTCATATGAATACATGGCAAGCTTCTTTGTATGATGATACTTATGATAGGGTATGGGTAGCAAGAGAAGAAGGAGATATAGAAACAGCAGAGAACTTAACAGCAGTATCAGAGTACGACCATGAGCTGATGAATAAGGATGAGTTAGATTACAATGCTATTTGGGATGCTTTGTTCTTTTCGTATGCAGTCATAGATGTATTGGAGTTTAGTCCAGATAGAATGTGTCCTGCACCAACATTACTAGATCCACTTACATTTTACTATGATACTTTTGCACCAACTGTTGATGGTAATACTGTTAATAGAAGTGGTATGAGGTTTCTGTATTGGGATATGTATATGAGTAAAACAGACATACTTAAGAGTCCTATGCTTGGAGAGGAGGCACTTACAGAGCTAGAGGATTCTGCTAGTGGTGGTATGAGTCATAAAGACGAAGCAAGGAAAGAAAGGTTGGAAGTTTTAGGTGGTAGTTATAGTCATTTGAAAAGAACTGATATGCAGGATAATAATGTGTATGAATTGGTACAGGGTAGAACAATGTTTAGAGGTAAGAAGGTAGTATTGGTACTTAATGCTAAGAGAAGTAAGATACTTGGAGCAAGGTATTTACCTCAGGATGATAAGGGTAATTCTATATCTTGGTTTATAGCTACTAAGAGATTCAATCCACAGCCACATGCATTTAAGGGTACATCTTTACCAGACTTACTAGAAGACAAGCAAAGACATAAAGCAATGATAATCAATGACCAGATAAACTTGGCAAGAAGTCTTACTTATGGTTCTTATGTGTTTGATACTAATAAGATTAAAAACAAGAGAGACTTAAAGTGGGGTTATGACAAATGGATAGGAGTAGATGGAGACCCTAATAGTGCAGTAGCACCTATAAGAAAGGATACAAGTAGTTTATCTTTCTTGGATAATACTTTGGGATACATTGATGTTTCAGCACAGAAAGCTAGTGCAACACCAGAGTTAGCACAGGGTGTACAATCAGAGCAACAGAGGACTTTAGGAGAGCTTAACTTAATAGCTTCCAGTTCTAAGACAAGGTATTCATTAGCACTTAAGACATTTGCAATAGGAGACAGAGACTTTTGGAAGTTATGGTACTTGCTTTATAAGATAAACTTTAAGGAAGGGTTGGGCAAGAAGATAGTTAGAATAGGTGGTAGTACAAGGGTATTTAGAGCTTTAACTAGAGAGAATCTTATATGTGATACAGATCCAGATGTAAGGATAGAGAGTAGGGCTGTAATAGAAGCTAGAAATCAGGGTAAGTTTAAACAGTTAGTTGAAATGGGAGAGTTTATAATGCAAGACCCTGATGCTGATAAGAGGGCTTACATTAAGAAGGTATTGCATATGAGTGGATTGGATGGTCAAGAGATAGACAGTATATTACCTCCAACTTCAGATGAGTTAATAGCTAAGGAGCAAAATGATATTATAGGCAAAGGTAAAGAGCCTCCATTCTTAGTCAATGACAATCATTTGGTACACTTAAGGATACATAGAGAAGCAGTAGAAGGGGATATTAAGAAGAATCATATGATTATGCACTTAGAGGCTTTGAAGATAGAACAGGAAAGTCCTAATCTAAATCAGGATGTGTTAGAACAAGGTATGCAGGAGGGAGAGAGTTCACAAATGCAAGATCCACAGGCACAGCAACCTCAGGAGCAGATGACACCTTCTAAGGAAGCAGGTATGTTAAATAATATGATGATGTAATCAAATGGATATACAGGAGTATAAGAGTGTAATAGCAGAAGCAAAGGGTAGAAGATCTGTAGCAGATTCTTTAATAGCTCTTGAGAACACTCAAGGTTGGAAGGTATTAAAATTAATACTAGAGGACAGGAGAGAGTATTTGCAAAGACAGATAAATGATATATATAATACTAAGTATGAGGATGTGATTAAGAAGAGAATGGAGTTGTATTATATTAATGAGTTACTTAACATGCCCCACACTTTATCTGAAGGGTTAATTACAGAGGAGGAGCAGGAGCATGATGAGGAAGTGTATGATTAATTAAATTAAATTTTGTCAATCATGGCAGACATACAAGAAAAAGAAGAACTTACAGATCAGGAGGAAATCAAAGCTCCTGAGACCGATTCTAAGGGGGAGGAGAGTGTAGAGGATTATTTCAATCCGTTTGCAGAAGCTCCAGAGCCTACAGAGGAGGACAAGGAGATAGAGGAGGACATTAAAGAGGAGAAGAAGGTGGAGGAAGTATCTCCAGATGTGAAGAGTGAGTTAGCAGAGATAAAAGCACTTAACACAGCGACCAGAGAGGTAGGCAAGTTTGTTAAAGAGCATCCAGAGTTTGGTGATATGAGTGATGACTTAATAGACTTAGCTTCTAAAGCAGGAGCAAGAGGACATAGTAAGCCAGTAGAGTTTGCAGTAAGAAATGTTAAGTCTCCGTCTTATTGGATAGACTATGGTAAGAACATGGCAAAGCAGGACATAGGAGAGGTAGCACAAAACAGAGTAGGTGGTGCTAGTATGCCTAAGAGAGATGGGGGTGGTACGCCTGATTTTAAGAGTATGTCTATTGCAGAGTTCAATGAGTACTCAAGAAGTATTAGTAGCAACTCTTGACATTTTGATTTAAATAGGGTTATAGTATATTACAACTGAATAATGTAAAGGAAATACCTTGTTGATGGATGTATAGTCCTGATGCAAGGTATTTTGTTTAAGTGTTCAGTATAGTTAAATTATTTATATATATAAAAGAAATGGCAAACACAACGACCATTCCTCATGCAATAGCATCCTATTATGATAGGTTACTGCTTGAGAGGGAGAAGCCATACTTAGTCCATGCTTTATTTGGGCAAGTAAGGAACATTCCAGTAGGTATGTCTAATGTGATTAAGTTTAGAAAGTATGGTGCTTTAGCAGTCAATACTACAGCTCTAACTGAAGGATTAACTCCAGAGGGTAGAAATGCAAGTGTTACTGATATTACAGCAACAGCACAATGGTATGGTGATTACATGGTATATACTGATGTAGTTACAGTAGAGTCTCCAGATCCAGTCTTGAGTGAACTAACCTCCGTGTTAGCAGAACAGGCAGGAAGATCAGTAGACACTATTATTAGAGATGTTTTAGTAGCAGGAACGAATGTTAAATATTCAGATGCTTCATCTCCACAAGCAAATGCAGCAACAGGTAATGTTAGTGCAACAGATATGATTACAGTAGGAGACATTAGAATAGCAGTCAATATGCTTGATAATGCAAACGCTAAATATATCACAGATTTTGTAGATCCAGATGCAGGTTATCTTACGACTCCAGTAGCTCCTTCATATGTAGGTTTAGTACACCCTAATCAGGTTGCAACTATAGAAGGTCTTAATGGATTCCAGTCAGTTGAGAAGTATGCTAATAAAGCAACTATCTTCCCATCAGAAATTGGTAAGATTGGTAGAGTTAGATTTATACAGTCTACTCAGGCTTTGATTAAAGAAGAAGAAGGTAATGGAAGTGTTGATGTTTACACAATGCTTATCTTTGGTAAAGATGCATATGGTGTAACAAGTATAAGTGGAAATTCAATGAAGATGATAGTTAAGTCTCTAGGTAGTTCAGGAAGCTCAGACCCATTAGACCAGAGAGGTTCAATAGGTTGGAAAGCTAATGTTGTAGCTAGAATACTTCAACAGAGTTGGATGGTTAGAGTAGAGAGTGCATTAGTCTAATATAGATTAATATAGGTTTTACTGTTTGTACCTTTAAACAAGAACAAGCAGTACCTTTAGGGTTATAGGTATACCAATGGTATGTAAATACCCAAAAACTAAATTTAATGAGGCATAACATGTCTTATACAAGTAAAGATGTAATGTACAATGAGAATCTTAAAGAGATTCTTAATGACATTATTGAACAAATGAATAGTCAAGGTGGAGTAGCAGTAATAGGTTCTCCTACTATAGCGATAGGAACTTCAAGTGCAGCAAAGGTCAAAAATAGTGCTTTCACAGTAGTTAGAGATGGAGTAGTAAGTACCATAGCAGGCACTGA